TCAGTAAAAATAAAAATACAATATAGAATAGAAGATTTAAGCTAATCTATAAATTTAATATAATGGATATTAGAAAAATTTCAGTAGGACCTGATTATAAGTCCGGTGCTATGCATTATCTTGTAGGACAAGATGTATTAGGTGGTAATTACACTATACATTTAATTCAATATGACTCAAAGACCTCTTATTATAATATCTATATTATACAAAGAAACGAAATAAAACTATGGAAGTCATTTAATAAGACAATGCCTATATCTATAGAATTTAATATAAACTTTAATTAATGGAATCAAATGCAATCACCCTTCAGCTTTATCGTAGAACCCTTAAAAGGAAAACGATACGATAATACAAGAACACATGGCGATGTAGAACTTATTGTAAGTACTTCTCAAGAAGACCACAAATTCTCAAACCGTTATGCAGTTGTTAAAAATTTACCTTTAAATTATTGTGGACCTATACAGGTAAATGATATTCTTTTAGTTCATCATAATGTTTTTAAATTATATTATGATATGAAAGGATACGAGAAAAGTGGAAAAAGTTATTTTAAAGATAATTTATTCTTTATTGAGAATGACCAATTTTTTTTGTATAAAAATAACAACAAGTGGTATGCTCATGATAAATATTGTTTTGTAGAACCTATATTAAGTAAAGATTATTATATAGATAAAATAGTTAAATACGAACCTCTTGTTGGTGTAGTAAGATATCCTAACAAAGAATTAATACATCATGGAATAAAAGAAGGTGATGAAGTTGCTTTTCAACCGGAAAGCGAATATGAGTTTACTGTAGATGGAGTATTAATGTATCGTATAATGTCACAATTTATAACTGTTAAATTATGAGTTCAAATGATGTAAAGTTAAAAATTATAGAAGCAGCAAAAAGAGCTGTAGAAGAATTAATTAATGTAGCTAAAGAAAAAATTGTTACAGGAACTGAAGATGATGTATCTGCTGATAGATTAAAAAATGCTGCAGCAACAAAAAAACTTGCTATATTTGATGCATTTGAAATACTATCAAGAATAGAACAAGAACAAGAAGTTATTAATTTTGAAAGTAAAGGTCTAACAAAAACTAACACCAATCAAGGATTTGCAGAAAGAAGGTCTAAGTAAATTATTCACAGAATTACATGATGTAATTCCAAAGTCTGTTCTTACGAATAAAAACAAAAGAAAGTCTTGGGATTATGGATTTGATGAAAAATACGGTATAGTTGTTATTTCAACTAACGGTACTATTGGTAAAATTATTCAGATGAATGGTGTAGATATTGCTTTGCCAAAAGAACCTGAATATATAAATAAAAGACATAAAGACAAAGATAAACAGTATTGGGAACGAAGTGAGTATCCCAAAGTTTTAAAAAGAATTTCTTCTATATTTCAATGGAATGACCAAAACTCACTTTTTAAAAATCAATGGGTAGATTATATAGAGAAAGAATTTGATTATAGAGAAGAAGGTTATTGGTTTTATAATAATGGCAAACCAACTTATATTACGGGTTCACATTATGTTTATTTACAATGGACTAAAATAGATGTAGGATTTCCTGATTATAGAGAAGCAAATAGATTATTTTTTATCTATTGGGAAGCTTGTAAGGCAGATAGAAGAAGTTTTGGATTGTGTTATTTAAAAATAAGACGTTCAGGTTTTTCATTTATGGGTTCTTCAGAATGCATAAATACAGGTACATTAGCTAAAGATGCAAGAGTTGGTATATTATCTAAAACAGGTTCAGATGCAAAAAAAATGTTTACTGATAAAGTTGTTCCTATAGGAAATAATTTACCATTCTTTTTTAAACCTATTCAAGATGGTATGGATAAACCAAAGACTGAATTAGCATTTAGAATTCCTGCATCTAAAATTACTAAAAAAAATATGTATCTTGTTGAAAGCGAAGAGCTTGATGGATTAGATACAACAATTGATTGGAAGAATACAGACGATAACTCTTATGATGGAGAAAAACTTTTATTATTAGTACATGATGAAAGTGGTAAATGGCTTAAGCCAAATAATATATTAAATAATTGGAGAGTTACAAAAACTTGTTTAAGATTAGGTAGTAAAATTATTGGGAAATGTATGATGGGTTCTACATCTAATGCATTAAGTAAAGGTGGAGATAACTTTAAAAGTTTATTTGAAGATTCAGACCCAACTAAAAGAAACGCAAATGGACAAACCAAAAGTGGTTTATATAACCTGTTCATTCCAATGGAATGGAACATGGAAGGTTTTATTGATAGATTCGGAATGCCTGTTTTATACTCACCACCTAAACCTGTGTTAGGTATTGATAATCAAAAGATTAAAATAGGAGCTATTGAGTATTGGCAAAACGAAGTTGATTCATTAAAAAATGATGCAGATGCTCTTAATGAATATTACAGACAATTTCCTAGAACTGAATCGCATGCGTTCAGAGATGAAAGTAAACAATCTTTATTTAATTTGACAAAAATATATCAACAAATAGATTACAATGATTCTCTTATAATTCAACATCATACTACAAGAGGAAGTTTTTATTGGAAAGATGGAATCAAAGATACACAGGTAATGTTTAGACCGGATAAAAAAGGTAGATTTAATGTAGGTTGGACTCCAAAAAAAGAATTACAAAATAGATATTATATAAAAAACGGAAAAAAATATCCTTCTAATGAACACATTGGGTCTTTTGGATGTGACAGTTATGATATATCAGGAGTTGTAGGAGGAGGAGGTTCTAATGGTGCTTTACATGGAATGACAAAATTTAATATGGACGATGCACCAAGTAATGAGTTTTTTTTAGAGTATGTAGCAAGACCTCAGACAGCAGAAATATTTTTTGAAGAAGTTTTGATGGCATGTGTATTTTATGGCATGCCTATATTATGTGAAAATAATAAACCAAGATTATTATACCATTTTAAAAATAGAGGATATAGAGGTTTTAGTATGAATAGACCTGATAAGGTTTTTAATAAATTATCTAAAACTGAAAGGGAGTTAGGAGGTATACCTAATTCAAGTGAAGATGTAAAACAATCTCATGCTTCAGCAGTTGAATCTTACATAGAAAAACATGTAGGATTAGATTTAGAAGAGTCTTTTAGAGACTCAGATGACATGGGTACTATGTACTTTACAAGAACATTAGAGGATTGGGCAAAGTTTGATATAAGCAATAGAACTAAATACGATGCTACTATAAGTTCAGGGTTAGCAATTATGGCTAATCAAAAACACTTATATTTACCAATCAAAAAAGAGTCAAAAATAAGCATTAACTTTGCAAGATACACTAACACAGGAACTATTAGCGAAATATTGTAAATGAAAGAAATTAATATAGATATAACCTCCGCAGGATTTCCTAGTCAATTTGTTACAGATGCCGAAAAAGAAACTGATACTTTTGGATTACAAATAGGGCAGGCTATTCAATACGAGTGGTTTAGAAAAGACGGAGTAGGCTGTAGATACTATAGTCAATGGCAAATGTTTAACCGATTAAGATTATATGCAAGAGGTGAACAGTCAATAGGAAAATATAAAAATGAACTAGCAATTGATGGTGATTTAAGTTATTTAAATTTAGATTGGTCAATTGTACCTGTTATACCAAAATTTGTAGACATAGTTGTTAATGGAATGTCAGATAGATTATTTAAAGTTGAAGCATATGCACAAGATGCAATGTCACAACAAAAAAGAAGTAAATATCAAGATGTAGTTGAAGGACAAATGGCTTCAAAAGACATATTAGAAAACATACAAAAAGATTTTGATGTAGACCCTTTTATTGTTAATGCTGATAGTTTACCAACTACTGATGAAGAACTGTCATTATATATGCAGTTAAATTATAAACCGGCTATTGAAATAGCTGAAGAAGAAGCTATTAATACTTTGTTTCAAGACAATCATTATGATGATATTAGAAAGCAAATAGATTATGATATTACTGTTTTAGGAATTGGTGTTGCAAAACATGAATTTTTATTAGGTTCAGGTGTTCAAGTTAAATATGTAGACCCTGCAAATGTAGTTTACAGTTATACTGAAGATAAACATTTTAAAGATTGCTTTTATTGGGGAGAAATTAAAACTGTTCCAATTACTGAGTTAATAAAAATACAACCTACTTTAACTACTGATGATTTAGAAGAAATAAGCAAGTACAGTCAAAGTTGGTATGATTATTTTAATACTGCACAATATTTTCAAAATAGTATATTTTATAGAGATACTGCAACCTTAATGTATTTTAATTATAAAACAACTAAAGAGTTTGTTTATAAAAAGAAAAAATATGAGGGAGGTGGTAGTAAAGTTATAGAAAAAAATGATGAATTTAATCCTCCTGAAGATGTAATGGAAGATGGAAATTTTGAAAAAGTTAGCAAAAGAATTGATGTTTGGTACGAAGGCGTTATGGTTATGGGTACTAACTTTATATTAAAGTGGGAGCTATCTAAAAACATGGTTCGTCCAAAGTCAGCATCGCAACATGCTATACCAAATTATGTTGCTGTAGCTCCAAGAATGTATAAGGGTTCTATAGAATCTCTATGCAGAAGAATGATACCATTTGCTGATTTAATACAAATAACTCATTTAAAATTACAACAGGTAATAGCTAAAGTTGTTCCTGACGGTGTGTTTATTGATGCTGATGGATTAAATGAAGTTGATTTAGGTACAGGAAATGCTTATAATCCTGAAGACGCTTTACGTTTGTATTTTCAAACAGGTAGTGTTGTAGGTAGAAGTTATACTCAAGATGGTGAGTTTAATCAAGCTAGAGTTCCTATTCAACAATTAACATCTAATAGTGGTGCTAGTAAAACGCAAATGTTAATTACTAATTATAATCATTATATGGATATGATTAGAACAGTAACAGGGTTAAATGAGGCTAGAGATGGTTCTACACCTGCACCTGACGCTTTAGTTGGTGTGCAAAAATTAGCTGCTTTAAATTCTAATACAGCAACAAGACATATTTTAGATGCAAGTCTATATATATATAGAACTTTAGCAGAAGCATTATCTTATAGAGTTGCAGATGTTTTAGAATATTCTGACTTTAAAGATGAGTTTATAAACCAAATAGGAAAATTTAATGTTTCTATTTTAGAAGATATATCAGATTTATATATATATGACTTTGGTATATTTATTAATGTAGCTCCTGATGAAGAGCAAAAAGCTTTATTAGAAGCTAACATTCAAATGGCATTATCTAAGTCAGATATTAATCTTGAAGATGCTATTGATATCAGACAGTTAAAAAATATTAAGTTAGCTAATCAATTGTTGAAATTAAAAAGAAGACGTAAACAAGAAGAAGACGATAAAAAAGAAGCTATGAAGCAAGCAATGGTTGCAGCTCAAAATTTAAAGTCTCAACAAATGGCAGGACAGATTGCTACACAAAAAATTCAAATGGAAGCACAAGCCAAGATGCAATATCGTCAAGCTGACGTTGCTTTTGAAATTGAAAAACTAAAAGTTGAAGCTGAATTAAAAGCAGGCTTGATGGATAAAGAGTTTGAAATGAATATGCAATTACGAAATGTAGATGCAGAAGCATTATCATCTAGAGAAAAAGAAAGAGAAAGTTCTAAAGCAGCAAGGATAAGCCAACAGAATACTCAACAATCAAATCTTATAAATCAAAAGAAAAATAATTTACCACCTCAATCGTTTGAGTCAAATGAAGACAGCTTAGACGGTTTTGATATGTCAGAGTTTGACCCTAGATAATGGTTCAAATTTTTTCTAATATATTATGTAACTTTGTATAAATTAAAATAAAATCAAATGAATCAAATGAATCTAGAAAATATTAAAGTAAGAGAAGTAAGCGGACCTGAAAAAGGTAAGGCTGAAATAGAACAAGAATTATTAGATACTCATAAAGCTAAAGAAGTAGACGGAGTAACAGCAGAAGTAGTTCTTGAAAAGAAAGAAGAAAAAAAAGAACCTAAAATAGAGTTAACTGACGAGTCAGTATTAAAATATTTAGGTGAAAGATATAATAAAGAAATTAATTCATTTGATGAGTTAATGCAAGAAAGAGAAGTTCAGCCGGAATTACCGGAAGATGTTTCAGCTTTCTTAAAATATAAAAAAGATACAGGCAGAGGTATCGCAGATTATGTTTCTTTAAATAGAGACTTTGAAGCCATGCAGCCTGATAATTTGTTGGCAGAGTATTTTTTAGCTACTGATGAAGCTATTGATTCTGAAGATGTAGATGCGTTATTAGACGATTATACTTATGATGAAGATGTAGACGATGAAAAAGCAGTTAAGAAAAAAAAGTTAGCAAAGAAAAGAGCAGTTGTAAAAGCTAGAAAATATTTTACAGAGCAGAAAGAACAATATAAACAACCACTTGAGTCAAGACAGGTTGAAAATTCTGAAGCTAGTAAATATAAAGAAGAGTTTGAGCAAATGCAGAAAAGTGCGAAGAGTAATGAGGAAGTGACTAAGAAAAAACAAGATTGGTTTAAACAAAAAACTGATGAGGTTTTTTCTAACGAGTTCAAAGGTTTTGAGTTTGAGTTAGGCGATAATAAAATTACCTATAGTCCCGGTGATGCATCTGAATTAAAAAGTAAACAATCTAATGTTTTAAATTTCATAAATAAATTTATGGATGAAGAAACAGGAATGATGAAAGATGCCAAAGGTTACCACAGAGCTTTATCACTTGCAATGAATCCTGAAAAGTTTGCCAAGTTCTTTTATGAACAAGGTAAGTCCGAGGGTGTAGAAGGAGTAGTTCGTAAAACAAAAAATGTTGATATGAATATTCGTAGAACACCTGAAGTCGCAACTATGAAGGGAGGCATGAAAGTTAGAGCTTTAAATTCGGACTCAGGTTCGGGTTTAAGGATTAAAAGTTTAAAAAGAAAATAAAGTTTAACAATTAAAAAAATTAAAAAATTATGGCAGTATTAGCAAACCCGACGTTTCAGTTGCAGCCAAGTGCTCAACAAGTAGCGTTGTCGTCAAACTATATTAGCAATACTCAATTTAACTATTTGAATCAGTATCTACCGGATACTTTTGAAAAAGAGTTTGAGAGATATGGTAATAGAACAGTATCATCATTCTTAAGAATGGTTGGTGCAGAAATGCCTTCAAATTCTGACCTTATCAAATGGGCAGAACAAGGAAGACTTCACATTAAATATACAGCGTGTACATTAGGTGGAGCAGCAGGAGGAGCAACAGCAGAAACTTTTACAGTTCCCGCAGCTCAAATTGACCCGGCTAGACAACCATCAGGTTCAGTAGCTCCCGCAGGAGCAGCAGGACAGATTGGTTTCAGAAAAGGTCAAACGGTTATGATATCAGATGATACAGTAGGTTCAGCATTAACTAACAAAGGAATTATTACAGCGGTAACAGCTGATTCATTTACTGTTAGTTTTTACGAAGCTGCAGGTTTAGCTGCTTACGCAGGAACAGTATCTGTATTTATTTATGGTTCTGAATTCAAAAAAGGTGTTACAGGAATGGAAGGCGGATTAATTTCTTCTGACTTCATTTTTGAAAATTCTCCAATTATCTTAAAAGATAAGTACCAAGTATCAGGTTCTGATATGGCACAAATTGGATGGATTGAAATTACTACTGAAGATGGAGCATCAGGATACATGTGGTACATGAAGTCTGAGCATGAAACAAGACTACGTTTTGATGATTACTTAGAAACTTCTATGGTAGAAGCAGTTCCGGCTGAAGCAGGTTCAGGTGCAGCAACACAAGTTGCTTACGCTGATGCAGGTAACAAAGGTTCTGAAGGTGTATTCTACGTTGTAGAAAATAGAGGAAATGTTTGGGGTGCAGGAAATCCTGTTGATTTAGCAGGTTTTGACACTATCATTTCAAGATTAGATAAGCAAGGTTCTATTGAAGAAAATGTAATTTTCGTTAACAGAAACTTCTCATTTGATATTGATGATATGTTAGCAGCTCAAAATTCTTACGGTGCAGGTGGTTCGTCTTACGGATTATTTGACAACGATGAAGAAATGGCGTTAAATTTAGGATTCACAGGATTTAGAAGAGGTTATGACTTTTACAAATCAGAGTGGAAATATCTAAATGACCCAACAATGAGAGGTGGATTAGTAGGTGGTTCAATCAATGGACTTTTAGTTCCTGCAGGTTCAACTACTGTTTATGACCAAATACTTGGTAAAAACGCTAAGAGACCTTTCTTACATGTTAGATACAGAGCTTCTGAAACTGAAGATAGACGTTACAAGTCTTGGATTACAGGTTCAGCAGGTGGAGCACAAAATCAAGAGTTAGATGCTATGACAGTAAACTACCTTTCTGAAAGATGTGTTTGTACTTTAGGTGCTAACAATTTCTTCTTATTTCAAGCATAAGTAGAACAATTATTAAGGGGAGATTAATTTCTCCCCTTTTTTTTAACTTTAATTAAATTATAATCAAATGAATAAAAAACAATTCGTAGACAAAGTCTACAGGCTAATAGGAGATAAAACTCCTCTATCATACATGTTGGCATCCCAACATAGTAAAAGATTTCCCTTAATGTATTTTGATGAAGACCAAGGTATTAATAGACCTCTTCGTTATGCTAAAAATCAAAAGTCTCCATTTATAGATGAACAAGATGGCAATGTGGTTTTAGACCCTGTTATATTTGAAGACGGTATGTTATCGGTATCTAGAACAAATCAAGTATTACAACAATTTTTAACTATGCATCCTGCTTTTGGAAAACAATTTGAAGAAATAAATACAGCAAGAGAAGCTCAAGAAGATGTTGATATAATGAATGCAGAAGTAGATGCGTTAATTTTAGCAAGACAAATGACTTTGCAACAATTAGAAATGATTGGTAGAGTATTATTTGGAGACATATCTAAAATGTCTACATCCGAACTAAAAAGAGATATGCTTGTATTTGCAAGAAGACATCCTGCTGATTTATTAAATATGACTAACGACCCGATGTTAAAATTACAATCAAAGGTTCAATTATTTATAGATAATAAATTACTTGTATTTAAAAACAATCAAAGAGATGTACATTTTAATACAACCTCTAATAAAAAAAGAATGATAACTATACCATTTGGTGAAGACCCTTTGTATATAATAGCTTCATTCTTACAGTCTGACGATGGAATAGAGGCTCTAAAGCTTTTAGAAAAACGATTAGAAAGTAAATAATCTAAGAAGAGGCTAATAATTAAGCCTCTTTTTTTTTTCATTATCTTTGTGAAAAAGATTACAAATGATTCAACAAGTATATGAGGCTGTTTTAGCTATATTAAATAAGAATAATTACGGATACTTAACACCTGCTGATTTTAATTTATATGCACAACAAGCTCAATTAGATTTATTTGAAGATGTGTTTTATCAATATAACAATCAGATAAACAAAGAAAATGTAAGACAGCAAGGTACAGGATACGCTGATATTAAAAAAGGTTTAGTAGAAGTTATAGATATGTTTTCAGTAACAGCTGCATTAACTACAGGTACTAACAATACATATCAAATGCCATCTGTGAACACTACAGGGTCTGATTATTATTTTGTAAATAAAGTTTTAGTATATGCAGCTAATGGTATTACTTTTACAGGAGAAGCAGAAAGAGTAAGTCAAAGCAAAATTACTTTACTAAACAATTCTATATATACAGCTCCAACTACAACATATCCTGCATACACTACTGAAGGAAGTATTTTAACTGTTTTTCCTACTACCATAGTAGCACAAGGACAAGTTAAAGCTCAGTATATAAGATATCCTGCAACTCCGATGTGGACATATGTTTCTTTAGGTGCAGCACAACAACCACAGTTTAGTGTTACTGCAAGTTATCAAGATTTTGAATTACCTTTAGATTACTTTCAAGACTTAGTTAATAAAATTTTACAATTTGCAGGAATGGAAATAAGAGAACCTGAAGTTGTACAATACGCTTTAGGACAAGAACAAATTGAAAACCAAGACGAACAATAATGGCATATATATCAGAATATCAATATTACACAAACAACAATACAAATCCTGAAGATGCTAATTGGGGTTCGTATCAGTATGTTAGTTTGGCAGATATAGTTACAAATTTTTTATTAATGTATGATGGAAATCATTCTTTAGTAAATAACGAAGAAAGATACAAAATATTATTTCATGCTAAGAGAGCTGTGATGGAATTAAACTACGATGCATTTCAAGAGGTAAAAGCTTTAGAATTACAAATAGGTGACCAATTAAGGTTTGTGCTTCCATCGGATTATGTAAATTGGGTTAGAGTATCTTTATCAAAAGGTGGTCTTTTAAGACCATTACAAGAAAACGTACAAATAAATAGTGCATCAGCTTATCTTCAAGATAATAATTCCAACATATTGTTTGACCAAAATGGTAATATTTTAAAGCCTGAGAATTCAGAGTTTACAAAAGAAAGATTAGCTAGCAGACAAAGAACTATGTATATACAACAAAACTCTCCATTTAATGGTCAGATGGGTTTTAATATAGATGGTGCGTGGTATTTTGATATGGGTATTGGTGCGTCATGGGGGTTAAACACAGAAACAGCTAATGCAAATCCAACTTTTCGTATAGATAAAAAAGCAGGTGTTATTAATTTTAGTTCAGCTATGAACAATGAATTATGTATTTTAGAATATATATCTGATGGTATGGAAGGCGGTGATGATAGTAAAGTTGAAGTTAATAAAATGTTTGAAGATTATGTTTATGCATATATACAATATGCAATATTAAATAGTAAATTAGGCGTTCAAGAATATGTTGTTAATAGAGCTAAGAAAAACAAAAGTGCTTTATTAAGAAATGCTAAAATTAGATTAAGTAATATTCATCCGGGTCGTCTTATACAAAACATGAGAGGTCAAGATAAATGGATAAAGTAATATATGGCTACTACTCAAAGAAATTTTATACAAGGTAAAATGAATAAAAGCGTTGATGAACGCTTAATTCCAAATGGACAGTATATTGACGCATTAAACGTAAGACTTGGTTCAACCGAAGCTTCCGAAATAGGTTCAGTAGAAAATTCAAAAGGTAATACACAACTTACTACATTAACATTTAACGGAACAGCTTTAAGTGCATCAGCAAGATGTATTGGAGCTTTTCAAGATGGTGCAGAAGAAACTATTTATTTTTTCGTTCATGACCCTGCATATACTGTAGGTGCTACAGGAAAAATAGATATGATAGTTTCGTTTGATGAGTTAAACAATGCAACAACATATCACATTGTTAGTATGAATGATGGTCTCAATGTTAATACTACATTAAATTTTAATCCGGCTAATTTAATTACAGGAATTAACAAAGTAGAAAATTTAATATTTTTTACAGATAACATTAATCCTCCAAGATTTTTTAATGTAAAAAGAAATTATGAAAATCCTTTCAGTAATGTAGATGTATTTAGTGGTGAATCAATATTGGTTATTAAAAAACCACCTATTGCAAGTCCATCTATATCTTTAATACAAAGTCAAGCAAGTAATAATTAT